TAAATAATAAATTATGGCATGTAATTGTAATAAAGCAGATAGACGAGAAGTATGGAAACGACATTTAGCAGGTTTCGATGCAAGTAGAATAGCAGCACAACTAATGGTTCAATTAGCATTAGTAAAGGATTGTATCAGTAGTGGTGATCCAGATGTTGTTAAAGTTAAAAAAACTAAAATAGAAGAGTAATGACATCATTAGAAAACATAGTACAAACATTTAGATCAGCAGCCGATGCTCATGAGTATGTTAACTCATTTGCTTTTGGTAGTATTGATTATTTAGATTCATCAAGTCAAAATATAAAGTATCCTTATGTTTTTCTAAGACCATTACAATCACCTGGATATTCACAAGATACAAGATTAAGAATATTAGCATTTGAATTATATGCTTTAGATGTTCCTAAACTAAGTAACCAATCACCTGAGGCAGTAATGTCTAAGATGGAACAAACATTATATGATTTTGGTGGTTACATGAATTGGGGACCTCCAAGTGATAATCAATCTAAAGGTGTATCATATGATATACAATCAATTACACCTACATTAGAAGCATTTATGGATAGAGTATATGGTTTTGTAGCTACAATTCAGTACACAGAATCAGGTATTTACGATTATTGTAATTTCCCTAAAGTATAAATGAATACAGAGTTTACAGATAAAGCCTTATTAGATTTTGGAGATAGAATTATCGACGAAATGCAAAACCAATTATTCGAAAATAAATCGGTTAATACAGGTGACTTGGCTCGTTCTATAACTAAACAACTTGTTAAAAATAACGAACAAGATACATTACAAGTATCATTATTATGGTATGGTGAATTATTAGAAGATGGAGGACCAGGTAGACGAGCAGGTAGAATGCCTCCTATACTACCAATTGAAGGTTGGATTAAACGTAAAAATATACCAGTACCTAGTAAATTTAAATCACCTAAATCATTTGCATTTGCAATAGCAAAAAGCATAGAAAAGAAAGGTGTTAAAAAATATAGTAAAAAACCATTTATAATGGAGTCAATTAATAATGCAGCAGCTAATTTTGGTAACGAAGCAATAGCAGCAGGCGTAGAAGCAGATTTAATAATTGATATAGATAAAGCATTTATAAAATCAGGAGCAACAATAACGTAATATGGCAATACCAAGTTTAGATTTAATTTCATCCCCATTTGCAGTTAATGCTACGACAAATAATTTACCTTTTGTTGTAACATCTCCATCTGCCTCAGCAGCACAATTCAAATTAATAACAGACATTTATATTCCTTATAGATCATCAGCTCGTTTAACTCGTATTAAAACAGCACCAAGTGCTAGTTTGTGCATGGTTGACATAGCTAGAATAGCAGCCGATTATCTAACGTATGATACACCAATGTACACAGTAGGTGGCGTTGGTTCATTTACAAATGCTGCTAAGTTTAAAATAGTAATGGGAGAGGAATATGCTGATTCACCTAGTGGTTCAATTGTAAGATACGATGGTAATGGTAATGTAGGTGAGCCTGCATTTACAGCATCGTTTAGTGGTTCATCTGATAAATCGGGTACATTAATACCTGCAGTAAACGAATTAAGTAATTTAACTTATGATTGGCCTGAACAAGAATGGTACATGGATATGCCTGGAACTTCTTCAACACCATTTTTAACTAACGATCCTAACTTTACATTAAGTGGTATTGTTAATGCTGGAGGAACACCAACTAAAAGAGCACATGATTATGATTGGGAAACTATATCATTAATTACTGACGGACAATATAATGAAGGTATTACTATGGTAGATGTTAAATTGTACGGTTTATCAAATACAGTAGTATTCAATGACTCCTCATATTATACTACAAATGTTTATACTGCAGGTGGTATAGCACCATTACAACATATAGGAATTGGTCCTGCAAATGTAAGTGCTTCAGACTCAGTAGCAGCATCATATATAGCAAACGGTGATTGGACAAAATTACAATTTGATTTTGAAATGATTAGTGGTGATAATAGAATAATTGAGATACTAAGAGAGGAATGTTATTATTACGATCAAAATTTAGCTAAGGAATTTCCAGATGAAGATGAAACAAGACGAATTAAAGGTAGAACTAGATTTGCATTCATAAATAAATTTGGAGTAATGGATTATTACAATGTAAACAATCCAGTAAAGAAATCATCTAAAATTAAACGTAAAGACTACACGCAACCACAATTACCATGGACTACGTTGAATGAAACTAGTGGCGCGGTATTTGACGCTAATAAACGTGGTAAAGACACATATGCTACTACATACACTGATCAATTTGAAGTAACAACTGATTATTTAGATCAAGAATATAGTGATTGGTTAACTGAATTAGTAGAGTCACCATCTGTATTTATACAAAGTGATTCATTAAATAACCAATTAAACCTTAATAAAACTAATTTCTTTGAAGAACGTGCAGCTATACAAAATGGATTTATTCCAATAAACATTAAGAACGCTAGTTACACTTGGCGAACTAACAAATTCAAACAAAAATTGTTTCAATACGATTTGAAATGGGAATTAAGTAACACAGCAGAAACTAGAAGATAATGGCTATATCGATACAACAAGAACCTACACAATTAAATACAGTTTATACTAAGTTATTATACAGTATAACAACTGAAAATTTTTCATTACCACAATATAAATTTGTTTGTGATATAGAAGATTATAATGGTAATTTAATTCAAAGATTAAGACAACCTGCTAACGAAACAGGACACGCTATATTCAATGTTGCTGTTCCTATTAGACCACAATTAACAGTTGACGATACATTATATATACAAGAACCTACTGCATCATTAGGATTTGGAGATAATCCAATAAACTCATATAAACAATTTAAAGTTAAATTTGGTGAAGAATATGGTACATCACCTTCATCATCAGTAACAATTTATGATGGAGCAGGTAGTATAGGAGACCCAATAATATCAGGTAGTGATTTAGTATTAGGTAGAATGACATGGGAACCTTGGAATGAAGGATTCGCATTATCATCATCACAAGCATTACCATATGAACCATCAGGTACAGGTAGTTTTAATTTCTTTGTATATGAAGCATCAGGAGCAAATTACATAGATGTTAATTTAAGAGTTAATGGATCAGTTCCAACCGGAGGTTTTGGAGGTACAGGTTCATTTTCTTGGTCAGGTTCACAAAGTACAGGTAATGGATTATATGATTTAGAAGTATATAGTGCAATAGGTGTTCCATCTGCTAATGCAAGAGCATCATTAGAAATTTATGATATGAGTAATCAACAAATGGTTCTTAATATCAACGATATTTCAGGTTCAGGAGGAACAAATGAAGTATTAATAACAGCTTCATTTTCAGGTAGTACAGGTGTAGTATATGGTTGTAGAGTAAATGGTATACCAACATCATCATTTAATCCACCACCTTATCAAGTGGCTTATAATAGTCAACAAGGTGCATCTACACAACAAGTAGGTTCAGGTGCATATCCTGTATTTCCAGGCAATTATCATAACACATCTAATTTTGCATCAACTTTACCTTGGGAAGTAATATCAAATACACCATATACAACTCAAGTAGGACAAGTATTAGAAGTATACCCTACATTAGAAGATTTTCAACTTGGTGAGGTACCATTTATAACACCTCCAGATACAGGTAGTTATGCATCATTTAATTTTAATGCACAAGATGTTAGAATTAACTTTACATCATCAAACCTAAATTATACTGGAGATAATAATTTTAAAGCCATATTAACTAATTGGCCTCAATATCAACGGGAACAATTAACTAATGATCGTATATTTGATAACTTAGCTATAAACGGTGAAAATAGATTTAGAGGTGTATCTGAAAACGATTTAGGTATTGTATCATGGTTTAATATATCAGGTTCAATAGATTCTTTAGATACTACTGATGGATCATATGGGGTATCATTATATTATTTTAGTCCAGAATCTAGCTCATTAGAAACAGGGCAAGCTAATTCACAAATAAAATTTACAGGACCAGTATTAAATGGATTATCACCAGCATTAATAAGTTCAGGTTCAGGAGCAGATATACCATTTTGTTCTGGACCATTATTTCCAGGTAATTTACCTGGTTTAGATACTAGTGTAGAATGGAATTTCTTAAAATTCCAATTAAATCAAGGATCTATCAATTGGTGGAAACGAGATGAACCATGTCCTTGGGAAACTAGAAGTAACTTCGCTTTTATTAATAAATGGGGTGTATGGGATTTTATAGGATTAAATACAACAACAAATAAGAATGCTGTAATAAATGAACGTAATGAATTTCAGAAAGTAAATAGCGATTATAATTCATCAACAGCACTTTATTCACCATATAATAGAGGATTTGAACAATATTATTTAAAACAAAACTACAAATATAAAATTAGCACTGATTATATAGCAGGTGTTCATAGTTCATACTATGGTGATTTTGCGATAGAGAATTTCTATCAAGAATTATTCATATCACCAAATGTAATGCTACAAGTAGATGATACATTCGTTCCTGTTAATATTACAAATAGTAATTTTAGATATAAGACAAATAAAAAAGGACAGAAAAAATACCAAGTAGAAATTGAGTATGAGTTTTCTAATAAACCAAGAAGTAGAACATAATGAGAGATTTAGTACTAAGAGTAACATACGAAAACGTAGTAACGGATTTAGACATCGATTCTAATATCCCATTACGTTTAGATATATCAGCATTCGATAATTCCAGAATTGGAGTATTATTCGGTGTTGGTTCTCAAACATTTGATTTACCAGGAACTAAGAAAAATAATGTATTCTTTAAAAATGCATTTGATATAGGGGCTACAGATACTCCTGCATTATATGATTTTGTTGATGCTAATGTATTATTAGATGGAGACGAAGTATTAGTAGGTAATATGCAGTTATTAGAAATAATAACAAGTACAGATGGATATGTTACTTACAAAGTTACGGTAGTAGATCAAGCAGTACAATTTACTAGTAACCTAGATAGCGAATTTGTAGTTAATGGAGATTTTAGTGCTTATGACCATAATTTATCGGTAGCATTTATAACTGGTAGTTGGTCAGGTAGTAGTAATGTAGATGATTTACCTTTAGATGGTGCTGTATTTTATCCATTAGTTGATTATGGTAATGATGGACAAGAAGCATATAACTTATTAGACCCAAGTGGTTCATTACCATTCATACAATTTAGTGGTATTGTAGATGCTACGGGCTCAATAGACAACGAATCAACACCATTACAATTTCAACAATTATTACCAGCAATGCGAGGTAAAGAATTATTGGATGTAATGTGTGCTCAAGCAGGATTTATTTATACATCATCATTTGCTAACTTAACAACTGAAGCATTTAAAAATGTTTATGTGTTAGCTAAATCACAAGATAATTTAGGTCCTACATCTGCAGGAGCATCAAATGAACAAGTATCAGCATCATTATCAGGTAACCAAGCTATAGCTGGTCAATCAGGAGGTGCACAATATGAACTAACAATAGAACATTTAGAAACATTTGATCCAAGTAGTAATTTTGCTGATTTCTCTCACAGATATATTTGTCCATTAGATGGAGCTTATACTGTTAATTTTTCAACTACGTTTAATGTTAAGGTAGCTACAAGTGGAACGATCAGTGCAAAATATCAAACCGGTGTATTAGTTAGATTTGCAGCAGGTGGTTTTGCTAGATATTTTGTAGGACCTACTTCATATACTAGTAATCAACAAGTAACACAAGTAGGAGCATTTACAATTCCTAATTTAAGTGTAGGTGACACATTAGAAATAATATTACAGTTTGAGAATTTTAGTTCACAACCTGTTGCTGCAACTACAATATTTGATTTTGATACTACATTCTTTAATGTTATTGGAACACCTACATCATTTGAAAATTCGCCTATTAACATGGCAGAACAATTTGATGCTAATACTAAAACATTAGATTTATTTAAAGGATTTTTAGAGCAATTTAATATGGTTGCTTTTCCAACACCTAATCAACCTCAAAGCATAACATTAGAACCATTTGATACATGGATGTTATCAGGTAGAGAAATTGATTGGACTGAAAAATTTGATACAGCTAAAAGAATATCAATTACAACACCTATTGCTGAACAAGCAAAAGAAACATTTATAGGTAATAGTGGTGATAAAGATAGATTTAGTGTTGTAACAGAAGATAACCAACCTAACTTACCATTTGGTACAGTACAATTAGTAAGTAATTCTACAGTACCTCAAGGTACAAGAAAAATTAAAACATTCTTTTCACCTATAGTAATGGGAACAATGTTAGCTTCAGGTTCAGTAACATCAGATGGTTTACCAACTTATAATTTAAGTGTAAGTGATGATTACATACCTCATTTATATAAATTTGATAATTCAGGATTAAAATCATTTAACTTTAAACCACGTATAGGATATAGATTACCTAATAACGATTTAACTAATGCTGCTGGTGGTAGTATTTTTATAGGAAATCCAGGAACAGCTATTGAATACACTGGAGGAGTATATTCTACAATTGCTAATGTATCAGGAGTAGGTAATCAATTAAATTTATTTAACCTACACTTTGATAACACATATACTCAATTTATTCCAGATGCTTCACCTTATGATGTAGCAGAAAATGTAGCACAAACCGCTTATGAAGCATATTGGGCAAACTATGTAGCAGGATTATATTGGAATGAATCTAAAAAAGTAACATTAGATTTATACTTTACACCTGAGGAATATAAGGATATAAGATTGAATGATAAAATTACTATTCAAGACCAACAATATAGAATTAATAAGATTAAAGGATTTAATTTACAAGAACCAGATGTAGTAACAGTTGAGTTACTTAAGCTATACCCAGTATTTAATGATGTAACGACTACAGCAGCACCAACGCCTAGTCCTACACCAGCTCCAACGCCAACACCTACACCTACACCAACACCGGTTCCAACACCAACACCTACTCCTACTCCTACACCTACTTCTTGTAGAGAGGTAGATTTCTATGCTAGTGGAGGATCTGGAGGGTTTGTAGAATTTAGT